CTCGCAAAACTCAACGAATCGTTTCGTGCCGGCGCGCGGTGTCGGATGATTGCCGTCGGTGTTACCTGTGTACGGTCTAGATGTCATCTTTGGGTTCCTTGTCCTTCAAATTATTCGCTGCTAATAAGCCCGTTAATGCACCAGCCAGAACGAGCATGATGCTCGAGAGGGTGTCCCACCCATTCTGGTCGTTGGGTGACACTTCGAGCGGTTGCACGACGAATGTGAGTGAGTACAAGATCATGCCGACTGACATGATGAAGGTGAGCGACAGCGCGACTCCGACCATGAGGACGAGGCGCGCTTTGATCTCTGAGTTGGTGAGTCGTTTTCTCATGGTGTTGTTGCTCCTGTTGAGGTGTCACATCTGGGCCCTGTGGGTTGAGTTTCGCAGTTGCCTCGGACGCGATCTGTGCATCCAGTGACGACAAACATCAGGACGACTGCGAGAGCTGCGATAACGGCAAGCGTTTTCACGGCTCAGGGTTGCTTCCGAGTGTCAAGTTGCATGATGCTGGGTCGTCGTACAGTTCCGATAATGCACACGGTTGACGGCAGACACCACAAAAAACTTCGTCAGGGTCACCACACAGATGTTCTTGAACGCCGTTCTCTGGGCAGGTGTCGTTTATGCAAGTAACTGTTTTCATCATGCCACCTCGTAGGTAACCATAAATTGGATTTGGTCGCCATTAGCAATTGCCAAACTTGGGCTAGTTCCCCAAGGGCTGCCCCCTTGATACAAAGCGTTGAATGTTGTAGTTGACGCTAAATACGCTGACACATTGTAATTAAATTGTGGCGAGTTGTCATAGATGAAACCTGTGCCGACTATTTGATTGTTGTTGGCTCTTGCAGCGATTGGTAAACCGACTGTTAATGCTGAACCGACTGTGCCCGTTGATGTTGGGTTCATCATGATGTTGACGATGACAGTCTTTTGAAACTGGCAGTAGCGGGCCACCACTGTGGTTTTGCTGACTGTCACGCCTTGTGTCAGTGTCGGTGTGTATGTCTCCCAAACTGCCCCGATCGTGTTAAGCGTTGAAGCTGGGAGCACATTTCCTGCGCTTAAACCTGCTGTCCATTGTGTAGCCATAATTTCTCCTTTACCAGCCGAGACGACTGGTGTCTAGTATTCCGTTGACTGAGTCGTCAAGTATGAACGCGCTCCAGTTATACCAAGGCTTCGTTCTGAATGTGACGATCATGTCTTCAGGTGTCCCTGAGATCGTTCGGCCCGTGATTACATTCTGAGTCGTCACTGTAGTTGTTGTTCCGACGGGCTTGTATTTGAGCTCTAAGCGTTCCCAGATACCGGTCAACATGTCGATCATCTTGAAGAAAGCCTCTTTGGGATCAAATGTAAGTATCGGCTTTATTTGTGACAGTTTGATCGTGAGCCCTGTCGGCACATATTCAAGTGTGTTGTATCGGCTGCCAAGTGCGCCAGTCAAGTAAGTCTGCCCTGAGGTAATCAAAAAGACTTGAGGCCATGCAATGACCTTTGTGCCGTAGGTCGTCGTGCTTGCGTCGTTAGCGACAAAGGTGACTCCACCGCTTGTGGCTGTTGTTTGTGCTCCAGTAGCGAAGTCGGCTCTGTTGTATGACGCACTAAGAGTCTGGAATGGGATTGAGCTTGAGTTTGGTGTGATGTCCGAACCGTACACATAATAAGGGCCGTTCCGATCAAACTTGCTCCGTAGTGGCGTGTAGTAGAGAACGATTGACTGGTAAGTCGTGGCAGAGCCAACGAGTGTTGAGTAAACAGGCCACGAGATCGCTGCGGACGATGGCAAGTGTCGAGTGCTGATCAGGTCTGACACTCCGCCGGCGGTCGGTGTCCCTGAGACTGTTTCAACTGTTCCGTCGTTGTCGCCTATGGACTCAAAAATTCCTGTTGCTGTTCCGCCTAATGTTGGGAATTGCACGTTAGTTAGGACTTGAGCGATCTTGGTGGGCATTGTTTCAAGTGATGTGATGCCGACGATATCGGTGCGTGTTGGGGATGAGAAAGTGAACGCATCAACACATGTGAAAGATGCTTTTGAGTCTTTGTACCCAGAGTCAATAGTGAAGTCGGTACAGATGCCCTCAAACAGGTAGTAGGTGGAGGCTGTTCCGTCGTCATAGGTGAAGTAGAGGAGGAATTTTGCTCCGAACCAGTTGGTCGTGGAGAATGTGCCTCCGCCACTGGGCGTGAACTCGTTTAGGAAGTTCTTGACGGTGAACGATGCGGTCGCTCTTCCCATCGTGTAGATACCAGCGTCTAGATCTGTCGTGTACGAAAGCAAATAGGAGCTCAGATCAACTGTAGAACCTGTCGCCAGTTTGACCGACAAGGTCGTCGTATAGGTGATCGGGCTTGCCATGTCAGCCTCGGAACGCGGTCGGGTTTACTGTGATCGGTAACGCGCCACGGTCTCGGATGTACTGCTGAAGAGCTGCCACGACAGCGTTCGGGTCGGCACTGGACACATTGACGGTGATCTGATTACCCATACCCATTCCGCCGGCACGACTAAGCGGTATCACTGCTTCTGGGCCGCGTTCACCGATCATGGCGATAGTAGGCGAGGTGACGATTCCACCTTCGGCTAGTCGAGGTAACTTTACTTCTGGAATACTTCCGAAGTTGACCCACGGCCCGGCTGCTTTGTCAATGCCGTCGAGGATCGTATTTAGTCCTTTGATGGCGAAATTTAAGCCCTTTTCCATTGCCGAAATGACAGCGTTGATAACACCCTTGAACGCTCCGCCGATGCCGTCAAAGATCGCCTTGCCAAGATCCGCCAATTCAGCGAACCCTGTTTTTACTGCACCAAACACGAACTGGACGACGCCCCACCAAGCCATGAATCCAGCCTTAAGGCCGTCAATAGCTTTTCCGAAAATGTCAAACTTCATCTGTAGTGCGACTAAAACTGCAATAGCAGCGACAATTGCAGCAGCTATCAAGAAGATCGGGTTCGCCAACAAGATCGCATTAAACGCAGCTTGAATTGCAGCGAATGCTTTTGTCGTTGCAGCCCATGCTGTGGTGGCTGCATTGACCGCAACGATTGCAATAGCGAGACCGCCGATGACTCCACCCAAAACGACTACGAGCGTGGTGTTGTTTTTGACAAAGTCTGCAAGTTTGAGCAGTGACGGTAAGAGTTTGTCGGCGAGTGGTGCGACAGCTGCGCCGATTGATTCCTTGAACTCGCCCATCTGAATCGACAAGTTCTTCATCTGACCTGAGGTCGTGTTTGCAGCAGTTGAGGCTTGGTTCTTAAATGTTGCACCCAGACGACCAAATACCTCGTCGGCGTCTGCGCCTTCCTCAATGAGTGAGGCGAGTGCTGGATCTAACTTTTTGAGGGCTGTAAAGTTGCCGTTGTAAGCCTTAGAGAGTGCGTCAGAGACAGCACCGAGATCCTTGCCAGTACCGGCGGAGACATCTAGTGCGAGAGTGAGCAGGTCTTGAGCTTGAGCAACATCGCCAGTCCCTCTAACAAGCTTGTCTAGAGCTGGCCTAAGTTCGTCGTCGGCGACTGCTGCAGCCATTGACGTTTTGGTGATGAACTGCTCAACGGATGCGATCTGGGCATCGGTAGCGTAGGTGACGTTCTGCAGTGTTAAACCAAGTTTTTCGGCTGCAGCTTCATCTTCGGCAAACGCTTTGACAGCATCAAAAGCGACAGCACCCAAAGCTGCGATCGCGAGTCCTGCCGGGACTGCTGCCTTCTTGATGGCGAACGCTGCTTTTTCTCCGTTGGTCTCAAGCTTCTTAAAGTCTGCGATCGCTTTGTCGATGCCTTTGGGATTCCACTCAGAGATAATCGGGAGGTTGATAGCCATCAGCGAAACTCTTTCTGTGCGTCAATCATGAACTGGTCAATGATCGGCTTTAAAGCTCGCTCTGCGTCTGCTGCCATTGACTCAATATCTTTCCACATGTAACGAGAAGGTGTCCCAATGCGATTCAGGGCACTAGCAAAGTTTGGTCTCTGGTACTTTGACTCTCGGCGTGAGCTCGTACCGCCAGCCTTGCCAGCCATGTCAGTTATTGCTACTGGTGCACCTTTGGTGACGACTCGAACGACTGCGATCTGTTCAGCTCCTGCAGTGATAGATCCTTTGCGAGGCTTGCGAGTGTTAAGCGAGATCTGAACCTTCTTGACATTGCTCCAACCTGTGCGACCTCTGTGAGCCATACCGCTCAAAGGTGGCGAACTTGGGACTCGAGAGTTGATCGCATCTACAAGAGGTTGAGCTGCGACCTTTGTGTCTTTTAATAACGTCCGACGCATCGCAGGGTTTATCTTCTGCATCTTCTTCAATGCGTCTTGCAGACCGTAAGTATCAAGTCTCAGATCTGCTGCCATTATTTTTTTCGTCTCTGCTCGTTGATGATCTGAACGCAGGTCGCCAGATCGTCTGTCTCGAATGTTATGTGGGGAGGCCAGAATCCAGTTTCAACTAGCAGAGCTGCTAGTTGTCGCCGGTGGCCTCCTGCGTAGGGACTGCGGATTCAGTCTCCACGACTTCTAGATCTTCTAATTTCTTAACGAAGTCATCGAATGAGATCGGCATCGGATGACCTTGTTGCTTGCTGGCCTCGTAAGCCATGAACGCTAGATCTTCCATGCCGATCCCATTGCTGAGATCTGATGCTCGTCGTTTAAATTTGCGTTCCCACGAAATAATGACGAAAAGGTTCGTCACTACTTGGTAGGCCTCACCATCGGTGAGCTTGACGCTGAGTGTTAATTTCATTGTTCTCCTAGTCGGGATCGGATTACTGAATTACGGTGTCGTGATGTCGCGTCCGTAAGTTCCGCCCTTGAACACTGCCTCGACTACCGAGAGCTCACCGACGGTCGCGTTGATCGGTGTGACGGTCTCAAGGTAGCAACCAGTGAGGGTGTACTCAGGATTCGAAGCGGACTCAGTTGTTCCAGACGGGCTGACAACGATCGTTGAAGCGACACCGAACAAACTGTTCAAGTATGTTTCAACTTCAGTCGTTCCGTAACCTTGGAACAAGGTCAAGGTCAATTCATTACTGAAGAGGCCTGCCGTGAAGGTGCGTGATGTCTGACCGAAGCTCGTATTTTCCAAAGCCTCCGCAGTCAAAGTGAGCACCGCTGCACTGCAGTTTGTAGTGAGCGCGATTGCTGACGGGCTTGTCACGTTTACTGTTGGATTTGAAAGGTAGGTAGTGGGCATGGTTTGTCCTTTTATCTGCGGCTTGAGCCGATTCTAATTGTGAGGT